CAAATCTTAAAACAAAAGGATCTGGTTCTATACGTAACGATGGTTTTGTTTGTGGTATTGCAGTGGCAACAGATAATGATCTTGCATATTTTCCTCTCCGTCATTCTGATACTGACATAGACTTTCAAAGAATAGATAAAATATGGCAGGTGTTGAACGACAAAATATTTCAAAACGAAAACATTACAAAAGTATTTCACAATGCGATGTATGATGTCTGTTGGATTAGAGCTGTAACAGGTAAAATGATCAAAGGTAGAATTGTTGACACCATGATAGCTGCATCTGTTGTTGATGAAAATAGATTTAGATACTCATTAGATGCATTATCAAAAGATTATTTAAATGATTCCAAATATAAATATGATTTACAACAAAAAACTATGGAGTGGTCTGGTGGTACAGTTAAGGACCCGATGACTAATATGCACAAGCTACCTGCATCTATTGTAAAAGAATATGCAAAACAAGATGTAAGTTTAACTTTAAGATTATGGAATTTATTTAATAAAAAAATTGACGAAGTATTATACACAAAAGA